ACGTGTTCCTTCGGGATCTCGCCGGAGAGGATCACTTCCACCTGAAACTTCGGCAGCTTGGTCTTGATCTCGCACAGGCCGTCTTCGCCAATCAGCGAGTCAGGCGAATAGCCGATGCCGTGGTTCAGGATGATGCCGACCTGCTCGGTGGTCACGTCCAGTTGTGACTGGTACAGGCCGCGGGCGATGCCCTCGTATTCATGACCGCGCTCGGTGTGGCGGTTACCCTGGAATGGGTCGGCGGCTTCACCGGTGATGCGCTCGCCGATCAGCGTGTTCATGTAGGTGAATGCGCCGGCGCCGAAGCCTGCTTCACCCTTGCCATTGACCAGCAGGGTGTCCAGCTCCGAGCAGGTCACGATGCCCAGGCGCAGATCCAGCCACTCTTGAGTCCCTTGCTCAACGTTACTGATGATTTTCATCGTCTTTACCTTCGGTGGTTTTACTGTTTTGGGTGGCTGACTTGGTGAGCATGGCCAGTACCTGGTCAAACATGGATTTCTCAACGGAGGTCGGCGTGCCGTGGATGCCGGCGAAAGCGGACTTCGCTTTGTCGCTGCACTTCTCCAGCAACATGGCGAGCTGCGCAGCCTGGGTCGAGGTGACGCGCGGGGTGATCTTGGCGGCCGGGCCGTTGCCGTCGTCGTCTTCCCCGGTAGTTGTGATGTTCAGCAGTAAGCCCGCGGTGTACCGCTTGCCGTAACTGACGCTGGAGGCCACGGCCTGCACGCCGTTTTTGCTGCCCGATGCATCGACAGGCAAGACGATCGAGGTGATTTCCCGATGCCCGGCGCGATGGCTCAGCACGCCTTCAACCTCGATTCCGCGCTCATTGCGTGGAGTGCGGAAGGTGAGGGCGAAGCCGTACTTGGCCATCACCGGCTTGATCATTTCGTTGATGTCTTCCCAGAGCGCGTAAGTGCTCTGGATCCGGCCGCTCTTGTCCTTGATGCCGCCGCGCTCGCCGATTACCGGCATTTCTTCCTGCATCTGGGCCAGCGCATCGTCGTACTGCTGTTTGGACTGCTGAGCCTGGAAGCGCTCATGCATCGCCATCAAGCGTTCCATCTTGTCGATGTCAGCGTCGGGGCTCATGGCCACCTGCTGGATAATCGACATGATGGTCGCCGACTCGGTTTGGATGGCCGGCAAACGCTCGACCTGCTCTTTCACTGCAAGATTGCTCATGGCGACCTCAGTATTGAATTGAAATGGCGGGGATCTGGCGGCTGGCGATCAGCGTGATTGCTTGCTTCGCGCATTCTTCGGTCATGCCGCCCTTCACGAAGGCTTGAAGTGCCGCAAGGTTGATTGAGCGGCGGTGCTCTTTGTCCTGTTCGCGCAACCGCTCTTGGCGCAGGATTTCGTCGGCCGCTGCTTTCTGGCGGGCCGCTTCTTCCTGCTTGGCTTGCTCAACGGCCGCCTTCTGGCTTTCGACGGCTGCCAACCGATCGCGCTCCGCTTTCTGCTCGGCCTCGATCTGTTCGCGCTTGGCTTGTTCAGCCTTGCGTTCGGATTCGGCGGCCGCCAGCTTCAGGTCGCTCTCGCGCTTCTCGGCAGCGGCCTTCTCATCACGGATGCGCTGTTCCGCAGCTTCACGCTCAAGCCGAGCTTTCTCTTCTGCTTCGCGAGTGGCCCGCTCGGCTGCCTCGCGGGCGATTCGCTCTTCGTAGTCCTTCTTGTCGCGCTCTTCTTTCTCCTTGCGCAGTCGCGCCAGTTCCAGCTGCTCTGCTTCGTATTGCTGGCGGGCGGTGAGGGCAGCGCGAAGCACCCCCAGTGCCTTGTCCTTGGCGCGAGCGGCTTCCGGTTCGAACTCTTCCCAGTCATCACCCATGGCAACTGCTTCAAGCTGAGCTAAGCGGTCGGCCAGATCTTCCGCGGTGATGCCGTCCAGATCGACGGCCAGCAGCCGGATGCGCTCAATGGCGTCGTTGTGCTTATCGACCCGGGCGTCCTCGGCGGCCTGCCATTCGTTCAGTGGGCGCCGAACCTCTTCCTGCCATGAGTCCAAGGTGTCGCGAACGCGTTTGCGCTCGGCGTCGATCTTCTTCGGCACTTCCTTCAGATCGGCGACCAGCTTCTTGCCGACGTCGTCCAGCGCGGTTTTGGACCGGGCAACCTTGTAAGCCATGGAGGCGATCGCATCGCGACCCTTGCGGGTGCTGATGTCCGGCGTGAAGCCGTCGATCTCGGTGCGGATCTTCTGTAGCCAAGGCTCAAGACCTTTTTCAGCGGAGTAGACGGCCAAGGCGGTTTCTTGCGGCGGCACGACGGCCAGTTCGGTATTTGCGGACATGAGGAATCCTTGCCGCGATGCTCGCAGCGTTTGAAAGTGTGAGTTATTGAGTGAGCTGAGAGCAGTAGGAGCTGGCCAGCATTACGAAGGTGGTGCCGATCAGGACGAGAGCTGAGCCGCGCCAGAGGTAGATGCGCTTAGCGCGCTGGTAGCCGGTCAAGGCCGAACCCTTACCGCGATGCGGCCGCCCTTCATGGTTGCCGCCAAGCGCTGAGGCAGGCTCGAGACTTTGCGCTCACGCGACATGCCGATCACTTCGTTAAACGGAAGGCCGAAGCCGAGCATGATCAGCTTCGATTCGATCTCTTCAATCTGCTCGTCAATCAGCGTTTTAACCGGTGCAGTGCTCATTGCAACTCCTTGGCCGGCTCGCAACCGCACGATTCAGCCTTTCGCAGTAGTGGTGGAATTCTTCGATGGTGATCGTGTTCGCCTGCAGGAAGCTGGCGATGTTGCGCAGGGCCAGCACCTCATAGAGGGGAGGGCAGGTATCGCAGGCAAGCTCATCGATGTCATTATCGATCGCTATGTGCGGGCTCACAGCGCGCCATCCTCGGCCTGGGCGATCAGCGCATCGTCTGCGAGTGGCTGAAGCAGCATCTCGGCGATTTCGCCAAGCTTGCCCAGCGGGTGGTCGCTGCGGCCCAACAACTCGGCCACCGCAGTCTTGTCCGCGCTGCCAATTGCCGTCGTGATCAGCAGCCAGCCAAGCGCCGGGGTATGCACCTCGCTATCAGCGAGCCGGTTGTTCACGTACTCGTCGACCGCCAAAGCGAACTCCTCAGCAGTCACGCCCTGTGGAGCACGCATGCGGCGCTGGAATGACACATTGTTGCCGCGCAGCAACTCCTCGGCAGCGTTGTAAATCCATTCCGCCCGAGCATTATCGTGCGGGCTTTCGCTCACTGGAGGCGGCAGACGGCGTTCAAGTCTCAACTGAGCAAGCTGTGTTGCGTTCATGATCGCCTCCAAGTGGCGAGGTGGAGTAGGCGAGGGCCGCCCGTCCGTTTTAAACATATGGACCGCGGGCCATTTGGCGCGATCCACTTTTCAGATAAGCGATGCAGGGGGCCGCGTTGCGCGGTGCAGAATTCGTCCGCATCAGGGTGTGATCTGGGCGGCGCTGATCTCCGGCTTGCGTGTGAAGTGTCAGGTTCAACTGAGCCGATCAGCTTTCGCCCATCGGCGCCGCACTTGTGAGCCTGCGTCGTTTCGCATCAGCCTGCGCATTCAGATCACACTCCGATGCGGCCTGGTGCTGGGGAGTACCAGGTGCTCGGGTGGGTTAACCGGATTAGAAGTGACCACCCACTTCCTCAACCATCACCGGTATAGGGCAGTTATCGTCAGGCTGACGCGGCGCTGGTTGGGCTTACCCGTGAGTGATGGATAAATCACTGATCACGCAAATCGAACCGTCCTCAGGATCGGTCGTCTCGGAGTAATCGATCTGGTTGTACACGCCGCCGTGGAAGGCGAGAGTCTTCGTGTCCCAGGTGTTGTCGAGGCGCATGATCGCGGAAGTAGATTTGACGCCGTTACAGCTCGCCGATACAGAAACGGCACCGGTGGAGTTGGCGTGAATGTTGATCTTGAAAAGTGCACCCAACGGCACGTTTTCCAGCACCGTCGAATTCACAGGATCGTCTTGCAGGTAGCTCGACCGGAACCCCATGGTGATTTTGCCTTTGTTCCAAAACACCTTCACCGGTGGGCGTTCAGAGCCCTGCACATGGATTTGGCCGATCACGACCTTCTGCAACGAATTGACCTTCGTAAGCCGCATTTCTTGACGGCACCAATGGTCTGCGGCACTAGAAAACAGCCAGTAGCCAGGCTCTTTCCATTCACAGCGAGTTCGATGGACGCTTTTACTAGAGGCGCCAAGTGTCGGCGCCGTCATCTGCAATGATCCATCAGGAAGCATTGAGACAACGCTGGGGCATTCGATCAATGCTCGCCAGCCAATCAGGTCGAGGGAAATAGGGTTGGTGTCGGAAATTGGAAGCGGGGTGGCGATGATGAAATTGCTGATATCTACAGTCATTGTCGATTCCTTATTTCATTTGATGTCACCTGTGCTCTGTTGAGCATTCGCTTGATGTAGGCCTACATCCTTCTGCCCACTCAGTGAATGGGCAGAGGTGATGCTTTCGGTCAGTCGTCTTCGCCTTGGGCGAGCATCTTCTCGATGTCGGATGCGGCGGGTTTCTTCCAGTTCTTGATCTGCCCGGTTTCAAGATCGATGTTCAGGATCAGGTAGTCGCCATAGTGATTGCCTGGGAAGAAGTCCGGCACATAGCCTTCGTAACTGCCCACCTCTTCCCCCTGCGAATCCTCCAGTCCGGCCGCGAAGCCGTCGCGCACCTTGATGTGCAGGCGCAGCTCGGTCACATCGACCTGCACCGTTTTCTGCTGATTGATCTGCATGCTGCTGTCTCCGGTTGATTTCCCAATGCACCCGGGTAACCAGGTGCATCAGTGAAATGTTCCGTTCTCGCTGGCTCTGCTTATCGGGTCATTCACGCGGTTCGAGCCTTTCGCTCTAGTCAGCCGTCGAGGTGGTGCTGGCGTTATGCCGCTGGTAATCTCAAGACCAGGTGAAATCAGAGGCTGTAGCCATGGATGCGAAGAACCTCGCGGTGCTTCAGAAGCTAAAAGAGTCGATGGTTGTGCAGGACGTACCTGCCCAGGTGTTCACGCCGCTTGCAATTGCACTACTCAGAGATCTAGCTGAATCCTTCAAGTCGCCCGATAAGCACTCAAAGCCTCGCGCCAAGGCGCCAAAAAAGCCTCCAGATCCTCAACCTCAAACACCCAAGCGCGCCAAAAGCCATAAGAAGGTGCGAGAGGAAGCCCGTAAAGCGGAGGCGCTCCGGGCAGAGCTGGCGGCCAACAAAGAGAAGGCCAGGAAGTATCGAGCGTGCCGAGAGTGTGGTGATCTTGTTCATGTCGGAGATCAAGTACCCCTCCACCCAGTCCGCTGTAGTCACTGCAAACGAAGATCAGAGGAAATAGATCTTGGTATCAAGACGAGATCAGCTAGCGACTTCTCGGCGATCACCGTCGTACAAGGGGGAGCACCCGGCCTGGGAAAGCGCAAATGACTGCCGACAAGGAACCAATAAAAAAGCGCGGCAGCAAAAAGCTCACCACCAAAGATCGGATCGACAAGCTGCAAAAGCTCATTGAATCCCTAGAGCTTGAATTGCCCGACGCGCCACTCAGAAGGGCAGGGTCCATCGAGCGACAGGTTCGACTTAATCGTGAATATCTCAGGATTGAGCGCATCCACCTTGCCTCGAAGATCAATCAAATCAGGCGCTACAAGGTTTCCGGCAGTTACGGTTCCAGCACTCGATAGCCTGCTTTCCGAGAAGCCCTTTTCAAGGCGCCTTGGAGAGCATCCTGCCCGCTGATAACGGGCAGGTAATCTCTATTCCTTGCACAGGCCAACGGTCGCGTTCCCGTTGATGTCTTTCGGTGTGCCTGGGGTCATGCCGCCATAAGCCATACACCTACTCACCACCACGCAGCCTCTCCAGCTACGCCCTCCGAATGAGGTCTCCTATGCCCAGCGCCGACATGAGGTCGAATCGCTGCGTACCGTTGCGCGGTACGTCCGCTGGCTATGCATCGGCCAGCTCGGCGTCCATCAGATTGTTAAAGAGCGGTCAGGCCCTTTGAGGCCCTTCGCAGTGGCTGTGTGTCGCTGCGATGGAAGTAAATTAACCGCCGGTTTCTCTATCGTCAATACCGCCGGTTAATTTATTTTTCGAGATGAGCGGTTATGCTTGAGCTTAAACTGTATGGATGTACAGCATGGGGGTGTAGCTAAATGGTGCATATGCAGCAGGAACAACAAGAGAAATATGTGATGCCAGGGATAGAGCGCCTCGGCCTGCGCGTCTCATCGATGATCAACCACCCGGTGGCGCAAATTCAGCGCTGGGTGACGATCCATCGCCTGGACACCGATGGGGATCGGGAGTGGGAGGAGGTGATGGGTTTGCTATCCGAGACGGTCGGTATAGGCATGACGTTCAACGATGATGAGTCGGTGACGCTGAGGTGGGAGGCGAGCGCTGAAGAAGATCGGCCGGTAGAAGTTTTTGAGCCCATAGAAGAGCCGGCGCCGTTTTGATCAGCAAAAAGCTCGCCTAGTAGCGGTGTGTTGCGTATGGCTGCCTAGTTGCGCTGCCATACGTCGCCAGCCCTGAACGCTATTTTCTCGTGCGCCTCTACCGAAGTAGTCGATAGAGGATGCGAGCATGTACGAAGATCGGAAAAAAAAGGCGCTCACAGATTGGCGGAGTCTTCTCTCACAACCGGAAATCCGGATGGATGCTGAAGAACAGTATGACGAACTACTGAAGATGGCTGACTCAATGGAGGCGGAGGGGGTAATTAGTCATACCGAGTGGCGACAGTTGATTAGAGATGCCAGCGTGGTGCTTGCGCAAGCGAGGGAAGGGCTGGAGGGTGGAACATAGAAGCGGGCAAAGAAAAGCCCGTGCTGGGGCACGGGCTAAAAAATCACGAAGGAGCTAAGCGCAACCTATGGCAGACGCAGTGAAAATTATGTGATGTGGTAAATAAAAAAGCCCGGCGCAGTGGCCGGGCTCTTGATGCACGTCTCCAATTCCTTTTGGATGACTGCATCGTGCTGATAAAAGTGTGGCGAAGGCATGACAAGGCGGATACGAAAAGCCTGGTGCTGGGCCGGGTTTTCAGTGAATAGACTGATTATGGATGTCCATTTTTTTCTGAATTTCTTCCGCAAGTCTTGGTGCATCGTTCTCTAGAAAGATTTCACTTTCCACAGGTATTTTTCTAAGTATGCTGAGCGCTTTATTAAAAGCAGGCTGCAATTCACGCTCAGTAGGTGGGCTAACTAAGAGATATACTTTGAATTTGTCGGTGGAGTCTTGAATGCTAGATAGCTGGCCAAGCCAGCGATGTGCCTTATCCTTAAAATAGTCACTGTCAGAGAGATCAAAAGATATTGGTTCGATGCAGTGCCAAATGCCGTTCTTCCAAGAGTGTTGGAACTCGATTTCATCGTCTTTAACTGCTATTTTCTTTGGTTGAAACTCTTCCGTCAGTGAAAAGCTCTCAAGAGTCTTCTTGAAGTCTTTCCACATGTCTTGTTCTGTACGCCTATCACGACCTGCTTTGATATCGTAGTGAGAGACGTAACGCTCGAACAATAATGTCAACTCCGAATCGAGATCTACAGAAAGACCGGCAGATATTGGGGCCCATTGCAAGGAGCTATCATCTTTCGGCAGTACTCGATGCAACAATGTCTGAAGAGATTTTATATCAGAAAACTGTAGCTCAGTATTTAGAGATTCATTAGCTCTAGAGAATTCGGATTGCACGAATTTCATCATTTTTCGAAAGTGTGAGCTATTGAGGTTAGGGAATACCGCTGAAACCCGAGCGTAAGTGTTTCTGCATTGCGCCG